CCCAAGACCTTACGACCACTTCGATGTGTCCGAGCCATCACCTGCCGTGATGATTAGTCTTAAAAACTATGGGACACGTATCGGTTCTAAGAAGCTGCAAGAGTTTTATCTTGACCCACATCAAGAAATAGATTTCTCAGAGGTGCAACCTTTGCGTGACTATTGCGAGAACGATTTGCGTGTGACAATAGATTTGTACGAGGCAGTCAAAGACCGTATCGAACTGCGTGTTAAGATGGGCGAAGAGTATGGGCTTGACCTACGAAGCAAGTCTGATGCACAGATTGCAGAGACCGTCATCGCCTCTGAGTTGAAGAAGCTAGGAGTTACGGCAAAGAAACCTGACTACCCTGCGAGCTATAAGCCACGCTACAAGGCACCTGACTTTATATCGTTCAGAAGTGACACGTTGAATAGTGCTAAGGATTTGGTGGAGGAATCTGTTTACACCCTTGCATCCAATGGTGCAGTCAAGATGCCACCTGAGTTGACGAAGCTCAAGATTGTAATCGGTAACACTACCTACAAGATGGGTATCGGTGGACTACACTCACAAGAGAAGTCATTGACTAAGGTGAGCAACGAGACACACGTTATGCGTAACGCTGACTTCGACTCATACTATCCGTTCATCATCCTCGGTCTAGGTCTTGCACCTAAGCAGTTGGGTAAGAAGTTCCTTACTGTGTACGAGAAGATAGTCAACACACGTCTAAAGGCTAAGCGTGAGGGTGACAAGCTAGTAGCTGACTCACTTAAAATCGTGATAAACGGGTCGTTCGGTAAGTTCGGCTCGAAATATTCTAAGCTGTACTCACCTGACCTACTCCTTGCAACAACTATCACGGGACAACTCACTCTGTTGATGCTTATAGAAGAGCTTGAGCGCAATGGTATCGAGGTCGTCTCTGCTAACACAGATGGTCTTGAGTATTTCTGCCCGCGTGAGAAGGTCGCGTTGGCTGAGGCAATTATCTTTGACCTTGAGCTTGCAACTGGATTCACTATGGAGAACGGAGAGTACAAAGCACTCCACGCACGGGACGTGAACAATTACGTGGCTGTGTACTATGGTTACACTAAGGCAAAAGGCATCTACGCTGAGACAACTCTGAGTAAGGGTCGCTCGACACCTATCGTGTACGAGGCGGTGCGTAAGTATCTGCTTGATGATACCTCTATCACGAACACGCTTGAAGAGTGTGGTGATATGAATCAGTTCGTCTCAGCCCGTACCGTCAAGGGTGGTGGTGAGTACGACGGTGAGTACCTCGGCAAGATGGTGCGTTGGTACTACTCAAAGACAAGCAAGGGTTGTATCTCCTACAAGAGTAATGGGAACAAAGTGCCAAAGACCGACGGTGCTAAGCCGATGATGGATATGGTAGGGCTTGTCTCTATCGTGAGTGACATCGATTACGATTGGTATCATGCCGAAGCAGTTGAAGCCCTCAAGAATTTAGGAGTTGAGTATGTGTTGTGATGAGGAAGTTCTTAATGTGATGGGGATGACGTGGCACGAGTGTATGTACGGTGTGATGTGCATGAAAGCCCTAGAAATAAGTGAAGAGTTGACGACGGCTAACCTTAAGGTGATAGCCCTTCAAGCTCACATCGATATTTTAAATAAGTTGAAGGAGCAAGAAAATGTTGAACAAAAGTAATCTTCACAACTATCAAGAGCGAAGTGTAAACCATATCTTGACAGTCCCTAAGGCTGCATTATTTTTGGACATGGGTCTAGGTAAGACCGTCACAACACTCACCGCAATCGACGACCTGATGTACGATTCGTTTGATGTGAGCAAAGTCCTTATCATCGCACCGTTGCGTGTATGTAACACGGTATGGGAGGCAGAGGCGATGAAGTGGGAACACACCAAAGACCTCAAGTTTGTAAACCTATCGGGTGGTCGAGCCAATATGATTAAAGGACTGCAACGAAGCGGTGATGTCTATCTCATCAACCGTGAGAACGTCAAGGCTTTGGTCGAGTACATCAAGCCTCAGAAGTGGTGGTTCGATATGGTCGTCGTAGATGAAAGCTCATCGTTCAAGTCCCCTTCATCACAGCGTTTCAAAGCCCTCAAGAAAGTCCTTCCTTTAGTAAACCGTGTTGTCCTGCTGACGGGAACCCCTGCATCAAATGGCTACATGGATTTGTGGTCACAGTTCTATCTGCTTGACGGTGGGTACCGCTTAGGTCGCAACATCACATTCTTTCGCAACAGATATTTCGATAAAGATTTCATGGGATACAACTACGAGTTGCGTAATGGTGCAGTCAAAGAGATTCAGGACGAGATTCAAGACCTTGTCCTATCGATGTCTGCTGAGGATTACCTAGAGTTGCCCGACTTCATCCCGTCTGTATTGGGTAACAAGTTAGAAGGCAAGTTGCTCAAGCAGTACAAAGAGTTTGAGAAGCACATGATGTTGGAGTTGACGAAGGGGGACAACATCACCGCAGTAAGCGCGGCAGCTCTCACCAACAAGTTGTTGCAGTTCTGCTCAGGCAATATGTACGACGAGCATCGCAAGGTGCACCACTTCCACAACCTAAAGATAGACACACTCAAAGAGATAATAGAGGAGAATCCAAATGACAATATCTTGGTCGCTTACAACTACAAACACGAACTTGAAGCACTACAACGCGCGTTCCCGAAAGCCGTTACTCTTGATAAAAAAGGAGAAGCCGTTGCTCGTTGGAATGACGGAGAAATACCTTTACTCCTTGCCCATCCTGCATCGGCAGGTCACGGACTTAATCTACAAGACGGAGGGAGCCTTATCGTTTGGTACGGGTTTACTTGGTCGTTGGAGTTATACCAACAATTCAATGCAAGACTGTACCGACAAGGACAGACCAATCACGTTCGTGCAATGCACATAGCTGTGGGTGAGATTGAGGAGACATTAATGAAGGCTCTTGCCCTCAAAGATATAACTCAAGCTCAACTCTTAAGTTCCCTTAAGTAAATAATAGATAGGATTACAACATGAAAACAATAAAGTCAGAGTCAGAAGTCCAAAAGGAAATCATCGATTACCTTGAGGGTAAGGGGTACTACGTAATCAAAATCGTACGTGCCAACAAGAGCGGTGTTAGTGACCTCGCAGTATGTGCAGATGGGAAGTTCATCGCAATCGAAGTCAAGGCTGAGGGTAAGAAGCGAACGGTCACACGTTTGCAACAACATCATCAGTACCTCGTCACGCAAAGTGGTGGCAAAGCCTTTGTCGCTGACAACCTTTGGGACGTGATGGAGGAAGGGCTTTGAACATTGAAGAACTTCAAGCGATGGTCGACCTCAATCTCAAGAGGAACTCACGCGTGCCTAAGAGTGTCCGTGTCAAGCTGAGTGCTGTGCTCTATATGGCATACGAGATAGGTCGCACGGGCGATGTTGACGTAAGCTCAACTGACGATGAAGCCAAGATGATTCAAGCCTTCCTCGACAACAACGATGTTGTGCTGCATGAGCCTCGTAGTAATGACAGTACCAGTGGGGACAAGATGTGGCGACCGTGAAAATATTAATCGCAATGCTTTGGTTATCACTCGGTGTACTCATCTACGCGTTGGGTATGGCTTGGATGCAAATGAACTACGACAAGGGAACAGAAAATGAACGAGACACAATTAGCTATCCTTACTGCCCTGACATTACTGGGGTTATTGACAATAGATTGGACGAACAAGAATGATTAGAAATAAAACATTAGATTACGGAGTGCTCCTTGAGAGCTTCTTAGGTGTGTTGACCACAAGTGACCCTGAGTTACATCACAAGAGTTTCGTGAAGAAGATTCAGAATAAGCTTGACCGTTACCATAAGCGACGCCAACAACAATGCGCTATCGCTGAACACAGAGTCAAACTATCGGTGTCACGTGTAGAGAAACAGATGGACGGCTCGTCCGTTGAGATTAGCATTGGTGCCTTACTTTGGTTAGTGCAGAATCGACACAAGAAAGCTCTTGAGCCGTACTGTTTTAACTCTCAAGCCTTTGAGCAACTGAACAAATACTACGATGCACAAGGTGCTATTATGACGACAGCAAAAGTGTTAAACCATATTGAAAAGGAACTAAATGAAACTTGATTTGAATGACTTAGAAGTCCACACCCTAGCGTGGTCTGACGACAGAGGTATCTTACGAAACTCAACACCACAAATACAAGGGTTAAAACTTGTAAGTGAGATGGGTGAATTGGCTGACAACTTGGCTAAGGGTCGTGATGTACGTGACGACATAGGTGACTGCCTTGTTGTCCTGACTAACATTGCAAGTATGAGTGGGTACAGCCTGACCGAGTGTTGGCAAGTTGCTTACGATGACATCAAAGACCGTAAAGGTTTTCTAAACGAACAAGGAATCTTCATCAAAGATGGTGACCTTGAGCACGACCTACTAGATTAAGGAGTAGACAATGGCAAAAGAAGAAGAGACTCACGTCTCAATACCCAAAGCCCTTCACACTAAGTTGAAGGCAATCGCTGACAAGGAGCACCGCTCAATGCGTGCCGTACTTACACGTCTCATAGAGGCTGAACATTTAAAGGGTACAAAATGAGTGAGACAGTAGAGCGTGGTAAACATTTCTGCGATGTGCACCATTGTATGTTGGATGCAACACATTTTATGGACACACCTATCCCAACATATCTATGCGACAAACACTACGCGATGGGCACATCTCAAGTTGCCACAACAGCTCACGAGGACGTAAGAGAGCCCATCAAGTTCACACCAACACACCCGTTGCTCAATCCCGACAGTCGTCACTATGAGATGATAGGTGGACAAGAAGCCATTCAAGAGATGGAGAAGTTGTTTACTGTAGAGGAGCTTATGGCATGGGCTAAAATTACAGCGATGAAGTATCGCTTACGTATCGGCAAGAAGGATGACCCACTCAAAGAGATTGCGAAAATCAAAAGCTTTGAAGCGTATTATTCTTTCTTGGAGGATGAAGATGAAGGACACTAGACACCTCTACGGTGACGTGGATGTGCCTCTCGTCCCACCTGAATTTAGAGCATTAAGACTGCTCCTACTTAGGAAACACCTGACACTACTTCTCAAAGAGAGCGGTGCAGTTGGAACAACCCGAGTGAATGATGTTGTCAAGGCAATATCGTTTTGGGAAAAACTTTCATAAGGATAAACAAATGTCACAAATAAAATTTACATTCGACGAAGAGGGTAAGATGGGTGTTGAAGCCGACAACGGTGTCAACACATCAGACCTCATCCGTATCATCGCAACGCTAGAAGGTATGGTCACAGCCTATCTCAAGCTCACCGTACCTGAGCTACGTGAAGTCGTAGACTCAGAGTTCGACACATCAAAAGTTCTGCCCGTAATTTAATCCAACACCACTTGGTGCCGCGTCAAAGTTAGCCATTGCGAAATCGTAATTGGCTTTCCCCTCCTCCAATTTGAATGTCTCCATTCCAAACTCCTCATCATCACTCATCTTATCAAGCATATACAACACACCATTCGCAAGTGCATCAAGTCTGTCATCGTGTCTAAGTGACCCACGTTCCTTAGTGAGCTTGGACAACTGGTAGGTCAAGCTAAGTACCGTAGAAGCCTCTGCGTCCTTATCTAATGCAGTCTTGTCCACGATTAGCTTGTGCTGATTTAGTAAGGGTTCAAGTGTGTTGACAATACGCACCTCTTTCTGACCCGTAACACTCAGCTCGTCAATCTTTGTCTCAGGAGATATGGTACGCATGTAAGGCTCAAGCATTTTCAAGAACGAGCCATCACCCCAGTTGCTCTCGATGACCATCGTGTCTATCTCGTGGTCACGACACATCGTAGCGATACCTATTAGGTTCTCTTCATCGTACCCACCTTTGAGACCCGTGATTCGTTTCAGAAAAAGTCGGGTGTTCAGAGAATACAATAATGCAATACCCACTTCGTCCTTACCACGACCACTAGGGTCAATGGACATCAACTTCATCTCATAGTTCGCGCGCTCCTCAGAGACATACGAGGGTGCGTAGACCTTATCTGCTTTAAAACCATTGTGCTTTACCTTGACAATATTGTCGGGCATTGAACTATGGCTCACCTTCAACGGTGCACTCTCCTCATCAACATCCATCACAACCAAATCACTAATCTTCAAAGGGTAACGCATGTCGTCAGCCTCAGTAACATCCAACATGTATTGCAGTTTGTACTTTGACTTTCCGATACGCATACGCTTGGACATCAAGAAGTCTTTATCAAGACGTTCGTCTACAGCTTGTCCTATAAGCCCGTCAGCAATCATTTCTTTAATGTGAGGTGCTAGGCTTCCGAAGTAATTATCGTCGCTCTCAGGTACCTCAGCGGTGAGTACAAGCAGTTTATAACCTGAATCAATCCAACCAACGTACATCGATGACATAGAGTGAGGGGTTGAGAGACAAATACTCTCGTCCTTACCTGACATCAAAAGGTTCTGTGCCTCTTTTGCAAATGTATCAATCTTCTCCATCATCGTGACCGATTCAACAGTCTGTGCAGTTTCAATATCATCATAGATTACAAGGGATGCACGCATACCCGTAACCTGATTACCTGCACCGACCGCGTAAACGTTGGGACTGTCTGAGGGAGGAGAGCCCGCGACGTCAAACGACTGACCTGATGTTCTCTCGATGTTGTGTCGAGGTGTCATCGCTTTGGTTATCGGCAACATCTTGATTAGCTTCTGTACGAACTGAGTGTAGTTCACGGCACGTGTTGCACCTGCCGACATAACAAGGATTCTCTCATTGGGATTATTGAGCAGTCGCCACACCACATAAATCTGTGAGGCTAGAGACTTACCAAGACCACGAGAAGCCCATACCATTCGGTGAGGGTTTGACGTGTCCGACAGCCATAGTGCAATCGCGTACTGCCCACGGGTGGGTCGGGGCAATCCCAACCATCCAAAGACGTAGGTGAAGAACACGACGAAGTTGTCCATAAGTTCTGCATCAGTAAAGTATTTATCATCTTCATAGACTTTACCCCAAGGGTGTGCAAGGAAGTGCTCGACCGTCTCTTGTGCTGAGAGCTTAGTAAAGTCAATCACTTGGCTTTGCCTCGTCTCTTCTGTGCATCTTTGAGTCTCTTCTCGATGTCCTCTTCGACTGACGAGATGTGTTTTTCTGAGACCATATTGTTCTTCGCAAGGTAACTCACGGGAACACTCAACTCTGCAAGCAGGTCGGTCTCCCCATCTTTCAATAGTTTAATCATCCGTTGTCGCACCGCTGTATCAAGTGCTACAAGTTCTTGTTCTTTTGTCATT